ATTTATAAGTAAACATGTCGACACAAGAAACAGTATCGAGTAATGTAAATATGTTATTTTCTGCGATGAAGAAGAAAGATTTAGCATCATTGACTTCATTATTGAATACAGGTGCAGACGTGAATGCAAAAAATGAACAGCAGCAGACATTATTGATGTTATCCGTCATTCCTGATTTAAAAAACAGTAATGTATTTGATTTACTGAACACGCAAACAGAAAATAACGATATGAAAATAATGTCCTTTCTGATACAAAAAGGTGCAGATATTCATGCACAGGATCAACTGGGAAATACTGCGCTCATTTATGCTGTAGAGGTTCAAAATATAGATGCGATTAAATTATTAATCAAGTACGGAGCAAATGTAAACGCTACCAACAAAAAACAACAGCACGCTTTGTTTTTCGCCCCCACGTTTGAAAAAAGTAGTATGTATAGTATCATGCGACTATTACTCGATGGTGGAGCCGATGTTAATAAGCACGACGAAGAAGGTGAAACCGTATTAATGAAACTCATTAACGAGGGAATGCCCTTCAGTGACAAAAATTGTATTCAGTTATTGTTGGATCGCAAAGCTGATGTAAACAAGGTAAATAACAATAAAGAGAATGCTTTGAATATAATTGCACATCAAGAAATGGATGAAAATACGCTGTATATCATGAAAATGTTAATAGCTAAAGGTATCGATGTAAATAATCAGGATCATGAGGGAAGCACACCATTTATGACATTCATAGTCAGCAATAATAATTTTACAAGTAAAGTTTGTAAAGAATTGCTTACGACTTCTGATATAGATACAACAATTGAAAATAAAATGCTGTTTAATGTAATGGATTATGTGTGGGAAAAAAGTCATCTTTTAGATTTGGAGGTGATAGAAGCTTTGGATAAGAAAGGCATTCAAAAAATACCACGATTTGGTGTAAACATAAATCGCACAGAGACAATGACTGATCTTATTACTGGTGAAGATAAAACATTACACGTTGCAGAATATTTAAAAGAGAGCCATTTGAATGTCGTTGTTATGTACAATAAAAATGATTTATTTTTTACTACTAGTACTATCTTAAAATTTCAATTGGATAATAAAGATAATATTGTCTATGGTTGCCCTACAGCAGATAGTTTTGAAGGAATGAATAGAGGAATCAAGTATTTTAATTTGAGATCTATAGGATTACACATTGATCACCAATTTTGTGATATGAATGCGTTTTATCAAAATATAGATGCTCAATTATTTATCATATATGGACTTAATAGAAGCTTTCCTAGTTTTGCATCCGTCGCTATTGCTGATGACAATAACCCAGAATCTGTTATGAGTGGGTTGCATTGTCAAAGTGGACAGCATTCGAATGTTTCGAACCTTTTGATTGCATATCCTGCACTGAAAGATAATCAACTGGTATTAAAGGAGTCATTGACGCCATTAAATTTGGGAGGTAAATCATCAAAGAAGAAGCAACGTCGACAGACAAAGAAAAAAGGTCATCGTAAGAAAAACGCCGTGTCACGTCGCTCAAACCTTAACTCGAAACGTTAGTGTTTCGAGCTCATTTTTTCAATTATTTCTCGCATTTCACTTAGTTTATGTAAATTTTGCAGATCATTATCGATTCGTTTCACATTAATGATATCAGATTCATTTATTTGTATCCGGTGAAGTTTGTTATTTATACTATTGTTGCATTTACGACATATAGTATAAAACTGCTCAACACTTTTTTGGTAAAACACCCCACAATAGTTGTTAATACATACATATTCTTTACATTCATTACATATTCTTGCTCCTTTCGTTATGTAACAATTATTACAGTACTTTCTTGTTTCCGCTGGTATCGTCGTGTTCATCTTCTACTTCTGTTTTTTCGTCTTCTACTTTGGACGGTGTATATTTGAAGTCAATTTTAGTTTCTCCGACATTAATGATTTTATTTTTCAAGTTTATATATTCAATAGAGTCTTCACCATTCATTTGTTTTGCATACAACGCATTTTCCATATCAGCAAGAATATTATTTTCAACGTGAATATTTTTTTTAATTTCACTCATTATATCCCGGTTCTTCATAATCTCTTGAAAGACTTTTCGTTCCATATCATAATTTTTATCCTTTACAGGTCGTTTCAAATGATACAATAGATATTTCTCTGGTCCGAGATTATTGATTATTCTATTGATGGTTTGTTGATTTTCATTCATAAGTCTCTGTATTACATAGTTTGTTAGGATACTGCTCCTATGATTATGTTTATCAAAATATTGAACGCTTATAGCCATGTACAGGTTACCAAATACATCTGCCATATCACCGGACAACATTTGTTCCCGTTTCAGTGATCCTCCTTTAAGAGCTACAAAATTTGTTAGAGACGCAAAGTTGATAATTTGTTGTTCTAGTGTATTTTGTAGATGAAATGTTTTAAAATATAGTTGCGTAGAGTGTTTAATAATTGCTTGAAAATTCTTTTTGAATGCTGAAATATCGTTATTTAAAACAGAGTCCAATACCGGAAAAATATGAGGATGGCTTTTATTTAATCCTTGTCCAAAAATGATAAGACTTCTGGTGAGCGTATTAGAACCCTCAACTGTAATACCTATCGGTGCACTTCGATAGAATTTTTCCAAAAAATTACTATGACCAATACAGATTCCTGCACCGCCGTGAATGTCAAGTGCTTCATTAAGTACTATTCTACCGCGTTCAGTACACTGCTGTTTCATGATGGCACTAATCACAGCAGGCGAATGACCGGAATCTAAAACGTTATTTGTCAAAGCTATACTTGATTGAATTGCCCATGTGTGATAGATAATATTGTTAAATTTTTCTTGTATTGCCTCCATATTTTCCAAGTTCATTCGAAATTGATCTCGAACTTTGATGTAGTGATATATACCGAACGATGCTACTTTACTACTAGCGTTAGCTGTTGCTGGGAGGCTCACTCCACGTCCTGCAGATAGGCATTCCATGAGCATTTTCCACCCGTTACCAGCGTTTTCCTCACCACCAATAATGTTATCTACTGGAAATTCTAAGGAACCCTTTAACGTTCCATTTGGGAACCCTGCATTCATTGGATTATGATACGTGGCTTGTTCTAATCCGCATGTGCCTTTTTCTACAAGGGCAACCGTAACCCCTTCCCTTCCCTCTTTCAATATCCCTTGCGGATCTGACAAACGAAATGCAACGCCTACTAAATTAGCTACGGGACCTAACGTAATGTATCTCTTGTTAATATTCACTCGAATAACACGAGTTCCATCTTCTTTCTCAACGATTGTTCCTTCATCAATATTCCCTGTAGCATCAGAACCATTATTAGGTCCGGTTAATCCAAAGCAAGGAATATATGTACCATTTGCCAGCTTGGGTAGGTAATGATCCTTTTGTTCTTCTGTACCATACATAGTAAGTAATTCTCCAGGGCCAAGAGAATTTGGAACCATAGCGATCACGCCTAATGCTGGATCAACACTGGCGACTTTGGTGAGTACATCAGACAATTCTCCTACAGATAATTTAATTCCGCCATACTTTTCATGTATCAAAAAACTGAACATTTTCATGTTTGCCATTTTCCAAATCCATTTGTCATTATTCGTGTTTGGATAAATCTGTTCGTAGTCGAACTTTTCAAATAGAGTTTTCAAATGTCCATCAGAAAATTTTTTTGCTGCGGTGACAGGAGTAGGTAAATTGATTTTTCCTTGCAATATTTGACGATCCAAATTAGTATCACCGCTTCGTAGCGCAATCATTTCTGTTTCCGAAATACGAGGAATCTTTTGTTTTACGTATTGAAATAGTTTCCGATACATAAATATAATATACATAGGGTGATTTATTTAAATGGGTATTACTCATTATTTGTTTGGAACTTGAACCTATGTATTATGATATTCTGACGTGGTTGGGAATAAAGTCAATAAGAAAATATAGCGATAATACATTTTCTTTCGCGTACTAAAATAGGTTTATACTTAAATCTTCTGTCACATAGTATATAGTGCCATCATAATCCCATTCACATACTATCGTTTTTAATTCTACCCCGTTAGCCACGGCTTCTTGAACAGCGCGTTTGTAATATGGATCTATATTCGATGGCTGAAAGGAAGATACGTCTGTGCGTTGGATAACAAAGCACAAAATAGTTCTATACCCTTGCTCTTTCAGCTCTTTCAATTCATTAATATGTTTTATAGCACGTTCACTGACGGGTTCATCTTTTCGTTTTCTATATCCATCCGGGAAGTACGAAATTTTACTGTGGAAATCACGGTCATCAAAAGTAAGTCCTTTTTTTTCTTTACTACTACAGTCAACATAATCAGCAAGTGGAACATTTTTCACTTCTAATATAAATTGTTTTCCATTTTCATCGACGCCCGCAAAATCAAATCGAGAATTCAAGTATGTTTTTTCTCTTTCAAACGATTGTGGGTGTAAATGTTTCAATATTTTTTTTGATAAGCATGTATCAACAACTGTCTCAGCAATTTTTGGATCGATACCAATGAGGTGAGTATGTCCTTTTTCGTTTTGTTCAGCTATGAGAATTTTATGAGAGCATTTGTTCTTTGGTCTGTTGACTGATATCATATAGACAACTGCATCTTTGTCTGCTAATCCCGAGCATCCTAGTGCGGCGGTATGACCCAAAATACAGCTTTCGTCATCAATTATTACATCCGCAACATAAGGTGTTTTGCACTCCAATGAAGGTCTCTTCTTGATGGTACCCCTATACAGCGTACCTACATTAAACAGAGATGTTCTCATATTGAAGTTTTTATTTATAAAATCTTTTCTATTAGTCAAGGTCACTCTTTTTGGTCAATTTTTAAATATTCGCTTTATATAATGGAGTTTGGGCAATTATCACAAAATGATTATAAAAAAATACTGCGATTTTATAAACAACCTATACATAAAAATAAATATACAAGAAAGAAAATGGCCGAAAATATATTGGCCAAGAAATTATGTAGATGTATTAAAAAAGTAAGTAAAAATAAAATGCATCATATACCAGTTGCTAAAAGGACTAGAAAAAGATTGAAGTTGAGTAAAGCACAAGCAGAAAAGGACGCTATTGGTATATGCAGAACCTCTGTAGTCACTCGAAAAAATCTAAAGCATTTTGGTTTTTCGTGTAAGAAAAAAATGAGTTTTAGGAAAAGAAAAAATTACAACTATTCATTAGTGAAGCGATTACGGCCTATTAAAAAATTACCTCATTTATAATTGAAACATTCATTATATTATAGGATCGTAATATAAATGAAAGGTACAAATGTCAACGATAAAGGAAAAATAGAAAAGAACAAAAATGTTTTACCTGGCGAGTGTATTTTTCCATTTCAGTATAAAAAACATAAACATGACACTTGTGTCGAAACGGATAAAGGAAAAATTTGTGCAACTAGTGTCAGTAAGCGAGGCACTTTGAAAACTTATGCATATTGTCCAAAACTTTCGTCTTCTACAAAAAAATTGATTCAAAAAAATCCAAGTAGTCGTAGTACAAGAAAATCCAGTATGAAAACAAGATCAAACGAATATCCCTCGACAACGAGCTCTACCAAGGTTGTGAAATCTAGTCAGAACTCAAAAAAGAACTCGAAACAGAATTCAAAAAAGAACTCAAAGAAATCATCCGAAAAAATATTAAAAACAAATTCACCATTGAACTTATCAAAGATGTCCAGTGACGGAAAAAGTGAGAAACTAGAAACAGTCGCAAATAAAAGATTGAACGAAATATTTGTTTCTGCACTTTCTGAATTGAATGATATATTCCTTCGTAAAGGCGAGGCTTTCAGGGGTCGCGCTTACAAAAAGGCTGAGGAGACTATTCTCATGCAATCGCATGACATAAAAGACTACTCAGAAGTGAAAGGATTACCAAATATAGGAGATACTATTTTGTCCAAACTGAAAGAACTTCAAGATACCGGAACTCTCCGTGTATTAGAAAGAGAAAGAAAAGATCCTATGCAAATCTTCACTCAAATTCATGGTATAGGACCAAAGAAAGCGCAATCCTTAATAGATAAGGATATGAAAACAATTGATGATTTGAGAGAGCATCCAGAGCTTTTGAATGATAACCAGAAATTAGGTCTTCAATATTATGAGGATATACATAAAAGAATTCCCCGCTCTATTATTGATGAATATAAAACGGTATTTGAAAATTCCATCAAAGAATTTGGCGATGATAAAATCAAATTTGAAATTGTCGGAAGTTATCGTCGTGGTGCAAAGTCATCTGGAGATATTGACATAATCATTTCGCATGCTGATGATGACACTTCTGCATATTCAAAGTTGTTAAGTAAGTTTCAATCTGACGGCATTATTAAGGAATTCCTTACCAAGGGAAAGGTAAAGAGTTTGACGATTACAAAAATATCTGAGGACATTGCTAGAAGAGTGGACTTCCTATACGCTCCATCTAAAGAACTTGCATTTGCAGTTCTTTACTTCACTGGAAGTAAGGGATTTAATACCGTTATGCGTCACAAAGCTTTACAGATGGGATATACTTTAAATGAACATGGTATTTCAAAAATGCATGATAAAACCAAAGGCGAGCAAATTTCGTTTATGGACTTTCCAACGGAAGAATCTATATTTGAATTCTTTCAGATGGAATATAAAAAACCAAATGAACGTATTGATGGTCGTTCTGTGGTCAGTAAAAATGGAAGTCCTGTAATAATGAAACAGTTAAAAACTTTGAAAAAGACGATGAAAAAAACAAAAGAAGCAAAGGAAGTATCTCCAAAAGAAGCAAAACCAGTATCTCCAAAAGAAACAAAAGAAGTAAAACCAGTATCTCCGATTGTTTCAAGCCTCAAAACACCAAAAACAACAGAACGAAAATCATCAAGGTCGAGTACAAAGAAACTTTCTGTACTTGATACATTTGTGAAGGAGTTTCGCAGTAAAGGCATGAGATATTTAAAAACATTAAAGGAAGCAGAACTAGAAAAAGTACTAGAAGAGGCTAATCAAACCTTCTTTAATAATGTATCTGTATTAACTGATAGTGAATATGACATTGTCAAAGAATATATGGAGACTACGTATTCTTCCAATAAGATGGTAAAGGAAATAGGTGCGATTGTTGCAGACAAAAATAAAGTGAAACTCCCGTATTATATGGGATCTATGGATAAGATAAAACCAGACACGAATGCTATTGTTAAATGGAAGCAAAAATATGCAGGTCCATATGTGATTAGTGCCAAACTAGACGGAGTGAGTGGGTTATATTCAACCGAAAATGATGATAAAAAATTGTATACCCGTGGAGATGGTAAAGTGGGACAAGATATAAGTTATTTGGTTCCCTACTTACGTCTCCCCGATGAGAAAGATATCGTCATTCGTGGTGAATTCATTATCAACCGCCACACATTTGAGGACAAGTACAAGGCGAAGTTTTCAAATCCCCGTAATTTTGTATCAGGTATGATTAACTCAAAAACGGTCGATGCCGAAAAATTTGCTGATGTCGAATTTGTAGCTTATGAGGTAATTAAGCCCGAATTAGTTCCATCAGAGCAGATGAAAATGTTGGCAGATATCAATGTGGCGAATGTAATCAACGAAACTCAAACAAATGTAGATAATGAGATGTTATCCAAAATGTTGGTTAGTTGGCGTGAAACATATAAATATGAATCTGATGGAATTATCGTCACCAACGATAAAATATATGATCGCGTTAACAAGAACCCAGATCATTCATTTGCCTTCAAAATGGTCTTGTCAGAACAAATGGCTGAAGCAAAAGTTGTGGATGTAATTTGGAAAGCAAGTAAAGACGGTTATTTGAAGCCAAAAGTTCAGATTGAACCGGTAGTGTTAGGCGGTGCTACCATCCAATATGCTACCGCTCATAATGCATCCACTGTGGTTGCCAAGAAATTAGGTGTCGGTGCGGTGATTAAAATTATTCGAAGCGGTGACGTTATACCGTATATTATGGATACAATAGTACCTGCTGAAGTCGTGAAAATGCCTGATGAAGAATATGTATGGAATGAAACAAATGTAGACATTCTCTTACTGGACAAGTCTGATAACAAGGACATGTTGAATAAGAATATTACAGGGTTCTTCACAGGTATTGAAGTAGACGGTCTCAGTACAGGAAATGTATCAAGAATAATCGACAGTGGATACAATTCAGTAGCAAAGATCATTTCCATGAGTAAAGAAGACTTCTTAACAGTAGAGGGGTTTAAAGAAAAGCTGGCTACAAAGATACATGACAGTATACATTCTAGATTAAAAGTGAGTAGTGTAGAAACGATAATGTCATCATCAAATATATTTGGACATGGTTTTGGAGACAGAAAAATCAAATTAATTATGAAAGCTGTTCCTGACATATTAACTTCCCAGTTATCCGAAGAGGAAAAGATAAACACTTTAAAAGATGTAAAAGGGATGGCAAAAAAATCTGCGCAACACTTTGTAGAAAAAATATCTGACTTTAAGAAATTCTTGGATGAAACCGGATTGCAGTATAAATTACAAGAGGAAAGCAAAGTGGTATCAAACACATATGATACAAAGCATCCTCTATACAGTAAGGCAATTGTGTTTACAGGAATTCGTGAAAAGAATTTAATGCAACTATTGGAAAATAAATTCGATGTGAAGTTGGCCTCGTCAATATCGAAGAGTACATATGCTGTAATAGCAAAATCAAAAGAGGACGATGGAAGTAAGATAGTAAAGGCAAGAAGCATGAATATACCTGTTTATGAGATAGACGAGTTTAAAGAGAAATTTAGTTTGTAATAAATTTGTGATGGTAAAAATAATAGGAATGTATTTTTTCATTGCTACAAAATATAATATTGATATGATAAATTTTCATTAAATATCATATCATATGATCTATTTATTTTCTACGTCTACTCTTTCTTTTACCTTTTTTAATAGTAATGCCTCTACGTTTCTTGTGTTTTGAACTGGTAAGTTTTCTCTTTTTAGATTTTTTACCACCGGCAAGACCGCAAGTCATTTTCAATTTTTCAATACCTACACCAACGGCAATTGCAGCGGCGGCACCTGCATAATAGCGTAGATCATTTCCTGCGATGGTTTCTGTTACTTTGTCCAAGGTTTGAGAAAAATTCTGTTTAATTTCACGCATTTTTTGGATAAAGTCATGACCGCAATTATCGGGAGTATTTTCTTTCAATAAGGTGATAACTTTATCTTCATCCAAAGAACCATCACCTTTTATCATCTTTGCGCCTTCCTCTGGGGATACAGGATTACTGGTTTTAACAGATGGACTAACATTCGATGCGGGGGTACTTTTTGTAGACGCAGTTGGTTTAGATACCGGATTACTATCTGCGGTGGTAGTATTAACAGATCCTTGACAATCGGCTACGTACGTCGACAACATGCTTTTTTTGTTCACAAGTTCTTGGAAAACGGCAGTGTTTTCCGGATTTGGTTTCAGACCTTGGGCGCGAAATGTTTTTGCCAAATTACGAAACAATTTACTATTGTCAGATTTGATATCTTGTGTAAGACTACTAACAGCATTACATATTTTCTCTTTTATTGTGCCAACTGGGGGTTTGCTGAGACTTTCTGGATCGTCTTTAGCATATCCGGTCATCACAAGTGCGGTGGAGTACGTAATATCATCTTTTAAGCCTAAATCTTTTTTGACATGATCAATCAGCTGTGTAGGTTCGTCAACAACTTGTGTCTGGACCTGTACCACGGCATTTTCAAATTCTGGTTTCTCTAATACAATCAACGAAGTTGATGCAAGTGGAACCTCTATTAAAAAATTGCTTATATTTGGATTACTACTACTAGTACACTCTGTTTTTCCGTCGTAATCGTATTCACCGGTGCTGGTTTTCTTAGGGTTATTAAGTTTGCATGCTTGGACATGTCCTAATTTTATTGTTGTGCTAGTATTATTTTTTCCATAATTAACTTTCTCGGCGTTACTTATTTTATAAACGACATTAGAATCTGTCTTGTTGATCAAATATATCACATTTTTATTTTCAATCGCAACAGCTATAGCTCGTTTCATTTGTGTAGAATTAAAACCACCTTTCATCTATAATATATATATATACGTAGACTTTTTTATCCTTCCCTAAATATAACTGTTAAAAACATTACATTCAATAAGGTGTAATATTTTTGTTATTATTTACTTTAACCTAGCGACGGGTATTTTTAGACTTGCGACAGTAAGACTTTCTCTTACCAGCCGTGGTGTTCTTGCAACCTTTAACTTTACGGCAAGATCTAGCCTTGCGACAGTGAGATGCCTTCACGCGCTTTCTGTAAGTGCGCACGGCGGACTTGGTTTTGGAAGCCTTCGCCGACTTCTTTTTGATTGAACGAGTTTGCATAGCCATTATATAATGGTATGATATTATTTTTCTCTAAATATCATCAAAATTTAAATGAATACTATAAAATTGTATTTTGAATGAAATCTTTGGATTCTTTGATATAGTCACGAATCTTTGTCGCCCCGATAGTTGTAAAAATCAAAAGAGCAGATGTAAAGACTACTTGTCTATCAAATTCACTAAAGCTATGATTTTTACGAAAAGGGTGAAATCTCACAATTAAGAAGATACATACATACATTCTAAAATAAAAATTCAACACATCAATGTACTCAGAGAATTCGTACATTTCAAATCCTATAAATAGTAGAATATACGAAAAATGCAGAAAATATAGCATGAAAAAATAAAGGTACTCGTGTCTTTTCATATAATATAAACGAATATAAAACCTTTAGGAAAAATATTTTTACTCGTTATAATATATAAATGACTATGACTATGGATGATCTTCACGATAAACTTTTCGGCCCCCTTGACAAATCTTACTGCAATCTTTTTCTTCTTTTCTCAATTGTTGCTTTAATCACGATATTTCTTACGACTGTAGGAATCATATCTCAGCTTTTATTTGGCAACAAGAAGTCGTTTACACCTGTAACATGGATGTATGCACTTATTGGACCAATCTTCATTTACGTGCAAAACAGATTGTTGTATGGAATGTGTAAAAATTAATTGAATAATTTTATCTAACTATATAATATTATGTCTAATTTCAGATCTAATACTGTATACATATGTAATATAGAAGACGAAGCTAAACGATACAATCAACAGTTTCAATATAATGTATTTCCATCTAATAATGATATGTCTATTTCATTCCATTCAGCACCCGTAAAATATGATGACCATGTCTACAAGAGGGGACAGGGTTATAAAGAATTCAAGGACGAAGGAAATGTAAATACAAATACGAAAGCCGACATCTATAATCGTGCGATCCATTACGAGACTGAACTTCGTAATGTTAACATAACTAGTAATGATACTAATTTAAATAAATACATAGCCAAAGAGAGTAGCGATATGTATAAATTGAATGTTCCCTATACTCCCGAAAAAGGGAATCATGACCTGTTATTTGAAATTCCTCATTTCTCTAGTAGTTCATGCGCACCCAATAATGATCGATTTGCATTTAGGAACTCTACGCGCGAACAAAGAAATTCGTTTTAGTATAAGGATGATCGGATTTCTAATTTCTTTTTTCATATCTATATAGTATATGAAAAAACAAGACAATTGTAGTCCTTATGCTAAACTACATGCTGGTTCATTCACTTGTTTCACATCAGAAAATTTACATGTATTAAAAGATCAATGGAATACTAGACATCCACAAAATAAAATAATGACAAGTGACGACAGAAAGATATGGGAAGAATTGAATACAAATATGAAGGAATATTTATGTGAGAATGAAAAATGTTGGCTCCGAAAATTAGTCCGTGATATGAATGTTCAAACAAATATATTTGACGAGTCTTTTGTTCCTAGTATGCCTGCACATTGGAAACAAAAGCCAAGAGCATGGTTAAGTGATTTGGATATATCGCGAGCGATGAAGCAATATGAAGACGCGTTTCCAAATTTTATTTTCATAGGTCCATCTCCACTAGATTATGATGCATGTAATATGCATAAAAATGATTGGGTATGGCCTGAACTCAAGTTGTTCGATTTAAAGAAATATATATATCATGAACCCAACGCGTATATGAAAATAGGTATGGTATTCAATTTAGATAATCACACCGAAGGTGGATCACACTGGGTTGCATTATTTATCGATATATTGAGGGGGAAAATATATTATTTTGATAGTAACGGTGACACCATACCAAAGAAACTACGAGATCTCGCCAATGTCATCAAGTCCCAAGGAAAAGTGCATGATATTGATTTTACTTTGTCCACGAATTATCCTACTGAACATCAGCAGAAAAATACGGAATGTGGGATTTATGTCATTTTCTTCCTCACAAACATGTTAATGAATAATAATTGGGAATTATTCAAGAAAGGTAATATTTCTGATGACGATATATTTAAATATAGAGAGAGATATTTTTCAAAGGATTAATCAAGGTTTCTATTTACATTATCCTAATTTATTGTGTCTTAGGAG